TTTATTTTCTTCTGGCATTCGAGTATCTGAGTTGTGTGGTTTGAACCGTGATTCTATTCAGAATAGAGTTTTCACTGTTATAGGTAAATCTAAAGATCCTCGTATCTGTTTTATTAATAAAAAGACTGAGATTGCGATCATGGATTATTTGAATTGCCGAGATGATAATCATAATGCTTTATTTTTGTCATTATATGGTAATCGGATAAGCCCCAATAATGTTAGATCTGTTTTTTCTAGGGTTTGCTCTCAAACTACTTATTCTAAGGTAACTCCACATACTCTCAGGCATAGTTTTGCCACATATCTACTAGATCAGAATGTCCATATAAGTTATATATCTGATTTTCTTGGCCATCAGAGCCTGGATACCACCAAAATGTATACTCATATCAATTTGCAAAAATTACAACACGTTTATGATAAAAGTGTGATATAATAACGATAAGTAAATACCAATTTACTTACGGATTTATTTAAAAATTGGGTTTAGAGCGCTTCCTTGCCAAGGAAGAGGCCAGGAGTTAGAGTCTCCTTACCCGCACCAGTAATTTAATTTTGATAGTAGACGCACACAAGCGTCTTTTTTGTTTTTTATAAAGCTCGCCTTGCGGGTTATTTTTCGTAAAAGAGAGGCATGCACCGCAAGGCATGCCTCTCTTTTGTTATTCCGACCGGGACAACTAACGGGTTTAGCTGTTCCGCAGGGTTAGCAAAACTCCTGATGGAAATGTTGAGAACGTTAACAATTTGACTTTTGCAAACAACAATCACCAATCACCTTCCCGTATTTAAGCGAACGGCCGAAATAATAATCACAAGCGGCGACAGAGAGCTCAATACCGGAAGGCTGATAATAACAAGAAATGGAGGTACGAACCGTTCGTATCATACGCATGGTCCTCGTGATAGCGATAGTAGCACTACTCATGCCAGCGGCTAAACAGTCCCAGGAAGAGATGGTGGCACCGCTATCACGCAATAACGAGATTCAGAAACAGCAGACTATCAAGCCTGCTGAAAAACCTCAGCAGACGATATCACCAAAGCCTCAGACAGTTTTGGCGGTGTCCGAAGCAAAACCGTCAAGCACTAAGTACGACTTGATGCGTGCCGCTGGTATTCCCGAAAGCGATTGGATATCAGTAGACTACATCATCGAACACGAAAGTTCTTGGCGGCACAATGTTTGGAACAAAGGCGGCTCTGGCGCATACGGATTGTGCCAGAGCCTGCCAGCGACCAAGATGGCATCTGCGGGAGATGACTACATGACAAATCCCGTTACGCAGCTACGCTGGTGTCACAATTACGCCATCAGCCGATATGGTAGTTGGCAGGCAGCCGCCGCGTTCTGGAAACGTACCGACCCGCGCCCCTACCCGGGACATTGGTGGTAATAAACAACAAAAACGGCCGGAAAGGAGATCAACTCTATGGGCAAACTTAAAACAGCAATCAACAACGTAACCGTCTTTTTAGACAATGCTTGGACTATCATGGTCCGCGCCGCAGAGATAGTAGCGGGAATAAAGCTCTTTGGAGTCCAGTATATGGAAACCGCAATCGGGACTTTACCGATTGCACAAATCCTCGGAGCAATTCTCATTACTGATGTGACTGTCTTTGTTTATTCTCTGCTTCGCTCGCAAAGTGAAAAGAAGAGATGAAAAAACATATCAGTATTACACCGGTTAGCAAACCGCGCATGACGAGAAGCGATAAGTGGAATGAGCGTCCGTCAGTAATGAGCTATCGAGCGTACGGCGACGAACTAAGGCTGAAACTGCCAAGATATGAGCCGCCTGAAGCGTTTACGATTGAATTTGCTCTGCCCATGCCAAAAAGTTGGTCAAACAAGAAGCGTAAAGCCATGAATGGATGCCCGCACCAGCAGAAACCGGATATAGACAATCTAGTCAAGGCGTTTCTGGATCATCTCTGCGAGGATGATTCGTACGTCTGGAAGGTGCGCGCATCTAAGATATGGGCGGAGCACGGCGGAATAACTATCGAAACTTAAGGAGGAATCCGAGAATGAGAATCTTACAGCTTTTATTCAGAAAGAAAGATGACGAGCCTGAGCTTGAAATTCGCAGTGAGGACGAAGACTATACCGAGTGGCACGTCAAGCCAGATTTTGAAGCAAGAGACTTGTCATTAACCTTTCGGTCCCGATCTGATGCGCGCGACTATAAAAGACTGCTGACGAAAAGCTTTTACCATATCCATTCAAAAATTATTCGCCGGGATTGGCAAGGCGGATTCATCCGAGAAGAAAAGGAAGTTAGCTAATCACACACTGGTGCCGGAAGCGGTTAAATGGCTTGGCGATGCCCACCCTTGCCAAGCAGCAGCCAGAGACAGGTAAAAATATGAACGATAGCAAGCACGTACACAAATGGGAGTGTCTCCGAACAGATAAGCTTATTTGCCATAGATGCAATACGGTCGCGGAAATTGACACGTTAATTACTAACAACCGTAATGATGCTTATCTCAAAGCGAAGGTCGATATTCTGTCTAAACAGTTATATGCTGGCGACCTAAAGAAAGATGCTCGCGAGAAAGCTTATGCGTGGCTGATGGAGCATAGTCCGGATGCTATCAAGAAAGACGAACAGGTATCGCTGCTATGACAAGAGACGAAATGATCAAGCGGGTTGAGAGTGCATTAAGACGTGCTGAACGCGCCATTGTTGAACTTCGCAAAGAGCTAAAGAGACTACGGAGCGAGGGCTAGGTTTATGGTGGTCGAGTATGTCCTGTACAAGGGAGAAGAAATAGTAGGAATAGGTACGGCTGACGAGCTATCTTGCCAGCTTGGATTACGCCCGCAAACTATTCGAAGTTATTCCTCGCCTTCTCATATGCGCCGCGTAGAAGAAAGCGCCGATCCAGAGTCGAGGATCGTGGCGGTAAGAGTTAAACATGGAAAGGAAGATGATGGCGATGACTCAGAAAAATAACAGAGTGGCGATTGAGGCGCATGCTCAGCGTATTGTAGATGTGGTGGTCCGCAAAGCCGAGCCTGCACCTGAGCCGCCAAAGCCTGTCTATGAGTACTTGCCCGGTCGTCCGATGAAGTTTCAGGATATCGACGAACTGCGCGCCATGATACTTGAATACTTTAAGAATGCAGCGCCCCACTGGGAAGAACAAACTGAGTATATTGACCGCCGCGACCCTAAATCTGGAAAGATTGTCATTGAAAACGGAAGGGTCGTCCAGGACAAGGTGATCCGCAAGGTTAAAACCAAACAGAAACCACTCACCGTTACTGGTTTAGCTGTTGCACTAGGCACATCACGCGATGTGTTATTAGACTATGAGACCACATATTCAGAGAAATATCCAGAATTTTCCAACACGATAAAAGAAGCGAAAGAACAGATTAAAGCCTATGCGGAGGAGTCTCTGTTTGGCACTAATACTGCTGGCGTAATATTCAGCTTGAAGAATAACTGGGGATTCAAAGACAAATATGAGACCGAGAACACTAACCGTGAGGTTAAGTTCATTAACACTGTTCCGAGGACGCCAGAATCATGACAGAGATAGTCAAAGTACCGGATTACACTGCTTCGCCTCGTCAGACATTGTTTCATACCTCGACAGCTTTTGAGCGATTCTACGGTGGTGCTGCTGGCGGAGGAAAGACTGCCGCACTAGTTGCTGAGGCAGTAACACGCTGCCTTGAATATGATCACTACGCAGCGTATCTATTTCGGCGAACGTACGAGGATACAAAAAAGACCCTCATGAGAGAAATAGATAAACAGTGCCGTGCATATATCAAGGACGGCAACATGATATTTAGGTCGCAAGAAAAGGGCTACTACTTTACCGCCACTGAATCGTGGATTTACTTGTGCTACTACAACCACGAAGATGATTTTAATCACTATCAGGGTTCAGAGATACACATGCTGGGTATCGACGAGTTAACCCAGTTCTACGAAAGCTGGTACGACAACCTCGTTGGGCGCGTTCGTTCTGACGATCCAGACAAACCACTTACCGTCTTCGCAGCTGGCAACCCAGGTGGCGTCGGACATGGCTGGGTTAAGACTCGATTCATCGATGCCGCACCACCTGAGCAGATAATTTATGACAAGCGTCCGTACGTCAAGCGAGACGGCTCAATTGACTACATCGAGACAACGCGTATGTTTATCCCTGCCACTCTAGAAGACCACCCGAGCGCGTCATTCAGACAGTCATACATGCGTAGCCTACTGACAATGGCAGATCCAAAGAAGCGCGAAGCATATCTGTATGGCAACTGGGATCTGTTTGCTGGTCAGGCGTTTAGCGAGTGGCGGCGACATCTGCACGTCGTCGAGCCGTTTAACATACCAGACCACTGGCCGAGATGGATGGCATATGACTATGGACGAGGTACGTATGCGGGTGCTGTTTGGCTAGCACGTGACCCAATTAGTCAACGGATATATCTTTACCGCGAATATTATGTTAGCGGTAAAGGCCCAAGGATTCAGGCACGCGAGATGAAGCAGCTTGAGCAATCTAACGAGCAGCTGTCTGTTAGGCTAGCCGACCCGTCGCTGTGGAAGCATATCGCTAATGCCGATGACGGAAAAACTATCGCTGATCGATTTACCGAAGAAGGCATCAACTTCACGCCCGCCAATAACGACCGGCTTCAAGGAGTCACTGCTGTTCATGAAGCGTTGTCTCTGGCACCAGACGGATTGCCATACCTGCAGGTATTTAGTAACTGTGTTCATTTTATCCGTACCCTACCGAGCCTCGTGGTTGACACTAAACGGCCCGAGGACGTTGATACAACAGGTGAAGACCATCTCTACGATGCACTGCGCTACGGGCTTGTCAATGAGCGTAAGGCGACAGTTGAGGATTCTATGCCTCAGTCTGATCCGGGACTGTTCAGTGATGGAGGGTATTATGGGTAGTTTACCAATAAAAAATTAAAGGAGGGTATATTTTGGAAAGCTTAGATTTACCACAATACATCATTAACCTAGAACGAGCCGCACGCGATACGCCGTTTGGTGAAGTTGGTCCGTTCTATCTCATGAGACACAAAGGCGAGACCGTGGGTATACGCGGTCAAACGTCGGAGATTATCCGATTCAAAACCACGGCAGAAGCAGTTATATATCTAGTGGACTACATCAAGACCCTGCCGACCGACAAGTCTGGAGATATCGTTTTTGCTGTTAAATTCACCAACGGTAGAGTCAAACAGATTACTACAACATCAGACATCACAACGATAATCGAGGATAAAGCAGATGACGACAGATAAAGCTAAAGCGCTATGTAAGAACTGTGGTAGCACAAGACACTATCAGACGTTCTGTCCATTCAAAAAACGACAGAAAATATCGCAGTGCGGCAAACACGCAAAAGCGTGGGCAGCGTTCCGAGATAAGGTTGCGAAGCCGTACCTCGACATGAAATTTGGGCATGTGTGTGCGGTCGCCGGATGTACCGAGACTAAAAACCTAGATGTTGATCACATCAAGGGGCGCGGCTCTCACCCACACCTGCGCTATGACGTCAATAACTTGCAGTATCTGTGCCGAAATCACCATCGACTGAAAACGGACGGCAAACTATGACAAAGAAAGCTTTACGAAAGAAGCAGCGCCGCAAGCGCAAGCAGCGAGCAATAACTAACGAAATAAAGGGAGGTGTAAAAATGACTAAAGAAACAGAATTGCCAGACGTATTTCTCTGGGCAAACAAAACGGACGGACGTAAGGACAAATTAGACATTGAGCTATTTGCAATCACCAAATCGTCTGAAATATTTCGCATTGACCATAACGAGGCAATCAATCATCGGCTGTTCGCGCTGTTTTTGTACGACATCATTAGTGGAGTGCAAGTTGACAGTATTACCGGCGTAAGGGTTGTCGATTATGCGGCATCTGAGGGCTGTCAGAATACCCTACCCGCCATCAAGGTAAATGACGTGCCGGTTGCTGAAACGATCATGGAATATCTGGAGTATACAAATGACATCGACCTACTCGACTTAAATCAAATCGAGGCAAAGAAGCTACTGGCACTTTGTGCACGATTCACTGATAAAGAGACTGGCGAAAGCTTCTGTATATTCAAGCATCTTCGCCCATCTAGCATACTTGTCGGCAATACGGTGTCTTACACTGTCTCGAGCGGACTCATGGAGGAGCTGAAGTCAGAATGCGCACTCAAGATAGACCCGTCGAATCAAGTTTTAGTATTTGACGATGTGATGTTTGTGTTCAATAAGTTCAAGTTTGAATCGATGTTTCAATACGACCCAGTGTCAGTCGCTGAAGCTCGCAAGAATGGCAAGATACTTGACGAGAGGTTGTCTATTGCCACGCCAACGATTGGTCAAGGCATTGAGTTTCTCTGTAAAGATAACCGCACACTGGTCAAACGGCTCGCTAAGCTTGACCCCGTCAATATGACCCGCGATGTTGTTGAGGAGATAATTCGGGATTACAACGTAGATCTGATGACCGACGCCACCAACGACAAACTCATCATCATGGACGCTAACGATGCTAAAAAACTGCTAGATATTGTCGAGGATAACTTCGTTCGCGGCACTAACGGCACTGCTTATATCGCTAAAAATAAGAAAGAACTTGAGCCGAAGGAGGATAAATAATGTTCTGGACTATGACAATCGTGATACTCGTCGCATTCATCGTCGTTACAGAGATTGCGGTGACGCGAGAAGACAAAGAATGGCAACGCGAACGCGAGGTCAGACAGTACAAAGACAAAATCATCAAGTCCCGCAAGCGAAATAAGAAAGATAGCGGAATATTTTAATGGGAGGTATTATGAAACGATACAAATTACTTAAAGATTTACCAACCTTCAAAGCGGGCGATTTATTCTACATATCTGAATATGGTGCTTTGGTTTATGATGACGGCGATGGTGGCGTTATGGCTTACGCAAAACAAACACTTGAGAAGTTCCCAACCATCCTAACCGACTGGTTTGAGAAAGTCGAAGAGCCGACTAACAGTATTCATTGGAATCCTAGAATTGGTGAGAGATGTTTTATTCTTGAGAATGCCAATATAATACCAACGCTTTACACTGTAAAGCCACGTGATTGTAATGCTTGGCGTACTGGCAAAATATTCCGCACTGAAGAAGAGTGCAAAAAAGCCCGCGACCGTGAACTAGCCGAAGTAAGACTACGCCGAACGTCAACATTTGAGCCAGATTTTGAGAATAGGAACGGCGGATGGATTGTTGTTTATAACTATGCATATCATAAGCTATTTGCAGAAAATATTCGATTTGAAGATTCTGGTGAGCCTGTTCGTTATGCCACCAAAGAAGACGCCGAAAAATCCATCAAAGAAAACGAGCAAGATTGGAATATTTACTTTGGAATTGAGGAGGAAAAATAATGTCAGTAACAAGATTTAAGGTTGGAGACAAAGTTAGAGTACGCGACGATATCACTGATTGTGGCGATACTTGTCGTGACGGCGTTTATATCAGTGGGAAAATGGCTAAAACAGCTGGCGCGATATTTACAATAGAGGGGGTATCAAGGCACTACTATGATGTCACAGAGAACGACTGGGGGTGGAATGACGAAATGCTAGAGCCTGCTGAGAAAAACTTAGATAACCTTTGTGCTGGAGATTATATTAAGTCTGGTGATGAGATAAAAATGGTTCTAGCGGCACTGGATAGCTGTTATTTGTTGAGCAACCTCAGAACATACGATATTGCTGACAAGTGGTATACAGCTGAGCAGTTGAAGATAGGCGGCTTTAAGCTTTTTGACCCACAAGTGAAAACCATTGAAATAAACGGCAAGACATACAATGAGGTTGATGTCGAGAAGGCAATTAAAGATTTGGAGGTCGTAGAATAGAATGAACCCTAAACTACTAGTATATCTAGATTATTTACTAAAAAACTCAGCAGTGCCGATGAGGCTGAACTTAGACCCTCAAAAGCTATCACCAGATGAGATTTTAGAAATAAATAAAATGGTGGCTGATGGAGACTTGCGGGTACACAACGATACTGGTGATATGTTTATAACTAGTCGCGAAGTATACGATAAGTGGCAGGATGTTATCTATAAACACTATGTAGACTTTAAGCCAGGACATAGAGGACAGGCGAAAGAAAGAGCGCAGAAAGGGTAATAGGTAAACGGCATTTACCATTGACCTACCATACGTCGAAAAACTGGGTGAACATTAACATTTCAACCGCATAACTGGACAGACGATATGCACAACTCCTTTCGGGCGCGCCACACCCACCCGGCGCGTGACCAAAAACCGTGAAACGTTGTGAGTCGCCTTTGTGGATTTGCGCGCAGTGCAACGTGTATCGTCTGTTCAACTGGTAGCACTATTGTATTACGGTACGCTGTGTTTAGTGCTATCAACTGGCTATATAAGTGGCGGAATAGGTAGACGCTTACAGAATTAAAGATTCTTACCTGAATGGTTGTGAGCAAACTGCGTGCGGTGGCTACATCACCAATAGCGTAACTCACGATCAGGCGATTGTAGCGCACGGTCTCTGACGAAAAGAATCATGTGATGTGCAAATCATCACCTTATATGGCCACCAGTTATGCGGTTGAATATATTAACTATAAATAAGCGAGAATAAGAAATGGATAAAAACAAGAACCTTGTTGAAGAAGAGAAGATTTACGATAGTGTGTACAGGATTCTGTTTGGTGCATTTTACGACGTATCTCATAAGAAGTTAGACAAAATCACGCGTAATATTACAAAAGTATTCTTGCGCTATTTAGCGAATAAACATCAATAGAACACGTAAACAATACGCATGTACTTTACATATATTTAACATAGGGAGAAGCATATGGCTAAACCACATTTTAGCTCATTAAGAATGGACTGGCGAACACCCAAAGCGGTCTATCAGGTGCTAGATTCAGAGTTTCAGTTCGACCATGACCCTTGCCCAGCTAATTGGGACGGCAAGGTCGATGGACTGACAAGCGATTGGGGGGGGTACAAACTACGTTAATCCACCTTACGGACGTGAATTACCGAAATGGATTGAGAAAGGTTATCAGGAATGGCAGAAAGGAAAAACCGTCGTGTTTCTAATACCTAGCCGAACTGACACTCGCTGGTGGCACGACTACTGCATGAAAGCCACTGAAATCCGTTACATCAAAGGCAGACTTAAGTTCGACGATCAGCCAAATCCAGCGCCGTTTCCGAGTGCGATAGTTATTTTCAAGGGGAATGTCAACTAAACCACTAATTTTGTGGACACAAGAAAGGAGATGTCAACATGAACAGGAAATTAGGAGATATTTATGCTCCAAGAGCCGTCCCAGTTGGTACTAAAATATGGTTTGGCTCAGAAAGACATGGCTATACAGTCAGGGCGTCTAATACAGCATTTGCAATTTTGACCAAGCCATTTAACGCTCAAAAAACAGTACTGTATACGATTATAGATTGGGAACTTGGCATACGTGGTCCTAGCAATCTAATCTTTAATATCGGTGCAGAGACTGACGAACAGTGTTCACAGCTACTAGATATGCTTACTAGCGGCGAGATTGAAGTGAGTTCGCGGCGTTTTGTTAAATTAGATATCTCAAGAGGAAAAATCAATGAAAACTGATTTTAGTTCATCTAATAATAGTTGGAGCAACGTAGTTATTGTCGCAATAATAGCGTTATTAATTGTTGCTTTCTTTGTCTTACTTATCAAATGTGCAGATAAGGTGTCCAATCAGCTAAATGAAAACGATAACACTCGTGTCCGCTGCAAAACAGCTGGTGGCGAGATGGGCTACTCGAAATGTTACAAGAATGGAAAGGAAATCTAAATGAAAATTATAGCAGAAAATCCAGCTGAAGAAGCCCTACTGTGGCGCATTAAAGCCCTGAGTGACGAGCTAGTCAATCAAGACAATCGATCCACTAATATGCCAGTATGGACGATCCTAGATAATAACAAAGCCGGCAAAGACTATGGCGCGGTCATGTACTTTACTGGCAAAGCTGCCGAGCGGCACATCAACGAAAACGATCATCATTACAAGAATCCAACGACATGTGTTCGTAGCGCTCACGACAACCGAGAGCTGAAAGATGTTATTCACCTACTCATTCTAGCTGGCGGCAATGAAATACCAAGTAACCATTATGGGGTTTTGAGAGATGCGTGATATTAAATTCAGAGCCTGGGATAACATAGAAAAGGCTTACCTTAACGAAAAAGACATAGCTATAGACAGTCTGGGCAATATATTTATAATTGAGGGATACGATCACAATGACTCCGAGCTATGGTATGCGCGAATTTTGCCAGACCTAGACAACAAGCGGCATGTTATCGAACAATACACAGGTCTAAAAGACAAAAACGGCACAGAGATTTATGAGGGTGACGTGGTTAAGTATTCAGACGGTATAGGTAAAGTTTATTATGATAGCGCCAGTGCTTGTTTTAATGTGTCAGACTTCTATAACGGATGTCAAGATTATCCAACATTAGCGTTTAGCGAAAACGGTAATAGTAGCATGGAAGTTGTGGGCAATATCCACGAAAACCCTGAGTTGTTGGAGGAGAAATGAAAACTACCCCAACATCCATACTTGACGCTTGCTGTGGCGGACGTATGTTTTATTTTGATAAAGACCACCCAAATATTCTGTATATCGACCGTCGGCGCGAAACTGTCGAGATGAAAGACAGAGACAAGATTAGAACACTAGAAATCAACCCAGACTTTGTTTTGGATTTTACAGACATGAAGTTTCCCGATGAGTGTTTTAATTTTGTTGTTTTCGACCCACCCCATCTCATCAACTGCGGCAAGAATAGCTGGCTGGCTAAAAAGTATGGCAAGCTTGATAAAGATACTTGGCGTGAAACACTAAGCAAAGGCTTGAGCGAATGCCTACGTGTCGTAAAGCCTGGCTGCGTCGTCGCTATGAAATGGAGCGAGCGCGATATTAAAACCATAGAATTACTAAAAATATTACCTCAAAAACCAGCTTTCGGCGACAAGTCTGGAATGACACGGTGGCTGTTTTTTGTGAAAGGAGTAAATGATGAGAATATCTAGTTTTATACACCAAAAAAGAATCAAGTGGCTGAAGTGGCGAATTAAACGAAATGGAGTTTGGCTTGATTGTGCAAGAGATGCTTACAACCGTGCCTGTGCCAAGGGAATCCGGAACTACCACAGGTCTCGGCCGTTTGTGCAGCAGATACTCCACTACGAGAATAAAATATTGTTATGTAGCGCAAAAATCGTTTACCTAACGGAAAAAATGAGCAAGAGAAATGACGAAAAGTGAGCTAAAACCATCTATCCAGTGTGACAAGTGTCATAAGCGGATAAAATACGAACACTACTATGATTATAGTCACTATTGCAGTGGACGCGTGAAAGATATTTATAGAGTTGCACATAAAGGACTGTGCTCTATAAACTCCCTTCAAAATCGTGATGCCCAAATTTTTGGAATGCATGATATTGCCGACGATTTAGACTCTGCGAGCGTAGTGTACGATCCAGAAGCCGATAAAATACTAAGAAAGGAAATTGAAATGAAGAAAACTGTAACAGACCTTCCCACGCTAGAAGAGGTCACCCGAATCACTGCAACTTTAGATTTAGCGAGCAAATTAGATAACGCTGCGATTACTAAATTAAGCAGCTCCAAAGGTAAAAACTCTACACCAAAAATTGGCGAACTGTGCGGCATGGATTTGCTGATTGATCTGTCCGATGCACCAGAGGAAGCGAAATATGAGCTGTATTTTAAGGCGCGGACTGCGCTTGAGGATGTTATGAAAAAGGAGGAAAGGTAATGACACTAGATGACATTCTATTCGCGCAATATCAACTCGGACGAGAACATGAAGCCATAGCTCAACGTGGTGAGAAGCGCAAAGTTGGCGGTGAAATCGCTGAAGCGAAGAAACAGATTCAGAAACTGCTAGAAAAAGAGTATGTCCGTGGCATTAATTCTGCGTCGGACATGTTTACTGAGCTTGAGAAAAAGATAACAGAAAATAGACCACCAGACATAATTGATCTGATGCAATCTACCCAAAGATTATTCGGATACGCTCCCCCAAAAATTACTTATACAGATAGAAACGATATTTTGTATAAAATTGAAGAAGTAGGACTCGGCGTTAACGAGAAGGGTGAGTTCACTTTTGGTCCTCTTACGTTTAAGTGGAAGGAAAGTAAGTAACATGGTATACAAAATTGAAATAACACAAACCAGCATAGATTGCAACTCAGTCAAAACATGCCGCATAAATCCAGAACATCAGTCTATAAAATCCAAGATCAAACCACAATATTAGAGCAGTTTTCTATTTTCTTAGACAAAATATTCATTTTTATTTGAGAATCTAAAAACCTCATGATATGGTAATTATGTAATAGCTACTAGCGGGAAGATCCGCAGGAGGCTCGCAGAGAAATCTGGGGGCTTTTTATTTTGGAAAAGAAATTATGAAAGCAAGCGATTTAGGTAAAGACTATCAAGAATCAAGGACAAATATGATCCACACGCACGAGACATGGCGCGTCTTACTCGATATTGCCTACGCCAAGCTGTCTACTGAAAAAGGTTTTAAGTCTCGTGTTCGCGAAGGTAGCTTGAGTTCTCTGATATTAGAACGATCCTCCCGTGTGGTGGCACAGTTACCGACCGGGCGTATCCGTTCGCTAAGCAGACGCGACCAAGGCAAAGCAATGCTGATGGATTTAGTATGGACTAAATATGTTATTCCTAACGCTAAAAGTCAGTGGTCATTCATGACGAAGCTCCGTATGTGGGATTACTATTCCCTTATCTACGGTGCTATGCCAGTTCAGTACGATTACCGAGTTGACGAGGATTATGTCGGTCCTGATTTTAGAGTGATAAATCCAACGGAATGCTTTCCGCAGGTTGGCAATACTAGTTTGAATGATTGCGACGCTGTCTATATTGTTACCCATCACAGCAAGCGCTATCTGCAAAGCCGTATGAAGTTTAAGGACTGGAATAGAGCCTCTATCCAGACTATCCTCGATAAAGCAACCGAGAAGCATCAACCATCAGACGCCAAGGAAACGACTACCAACCTACAGCAGGAGCGCGGCGAAGCAACTACCCTACATCAGGGACATATCGCCCTAGTTACTCGCTACGAACGCGGCAAGAATGGCCGCTGGATTACGTTCGCGCCAGATTTTGAGAATATTGTCGTTCGAAACATTAAGAACCCGCACGAGTCTGGACGTATACCTGTTGTATTTAAGTACGCTATACCATTGATTGACTCGCTGTGGGGCATGGGCGATGTTGAGCGTGGCGCTTCATTACAGCGAGCAATCGACACGGCCGTAAACCTAAACCTCGACTTCTCCAAGTTCAAGATATTCCCGCCAATGTGGTATAAGGGTGATGCTGTTGATCCATCTCTAATGCGTTATGAGCCAGGTGGCAAAATCCGTACTGCTAATGGACAATCTGACTTTGGCTTCGTCAATCCAGGTGCTAGCCCATCAAATGAGTTCCAAACAACCTATCAGTTCCTGAAGGGTGCGTTGCTCAATCAAAACGGTACGACTGACACCACGATATCCGCAAGCGACGGTCTGCCGGGCTTTGGTCGAACACCAGAAGCCTTGAGCAAACTTGAAAAGCGCGAAAACGCCCGCGATCAGTGGGATAGAAATATGTTCGAGGAGGCTTATGAAGAGCTGGTCGATGGCATGATAAACCTAATTGGCACCAAACAATCTGTTCCGATAAAGTTTCATGTCTTTGACGACGAGATCCTGGATATCATCAAATCTGGACACAAGGATCTGCTAGACATCTTCGATTCAGCCAAGAGTTACCGAATAGGTATCGACCCAGAGACTGGCAAAAACGGTATGGTTGAGTACATCAACGCCCACGGCACAGCCGAAATGAAAATTGACCATACCAAGCTGTCCGGTAAGTGGATGTATCGAATAGATGCTGGCACGACTGCCGCTAACGATCAGAAAGATGAGTATGAGCGCGTCTATAATCTCGTTGAGTTGCTGTCATCTCAGGCTGGTGCATGGCTAATGGACGGTGCACAAGAAGATGGACGCAAGGTCAACAGGACAGAACTACTTGACCAGCTTATCGCAGCTAGTGGCATCAAAAACAAAGATAAAATCTTTGACCCGTACACTCAGGAAAATGACAAGACGAAGCCATTTACCCCAGAGATGCTCAATGATCCTCAAATAGTAAGCATGTTACAGCAACAGATTCAAGGGCAGCCTGAAGAACAGTCGCAAGTGCCGCAGGATATGCAGCAAAATCAAGAAGTCCAACAACTTCAGCCGATGGAGGCGGCGTAATATGGAGAACATTTTAGACAGCGATATCAATTCCTTGCCACTTACACCAGTGGCTGAGGAGCTAAGCCTAGAGGCAAAAGTAGCAGAAGCTCGCCAGCGTGCCGAGGTAGCCGACATTGCTTCAATTCCGGGCTGGCCGCGCATCAAGGAGCAAATGAAGCAGGACGCATTAAATCTGAGGCTCCACAGAGACCTAGAGTTTGGTCCTAATGATTCTGATGAAAAAGTCGGCAAGGAGGTGCGGTCTAGGCTGCTGATGGCGCAGTGGATCGAGAAGTATATCGAGAGAATTGAGGGTGCGGTATTAGCTGTCGAAGTAATGACCAAGGAGGCTGAAGATGAACAGCAATCCTAACCCGTATGAGAAGTCAAACACGGAGTCAGAGCTAGTCGAAAAACCGCATTATGCCGAACTGGATATGAGTAGTATCGCGCTGCAACACAAACCAGACAGTGAATGGCGACAAAACGGCACAAGCTTAAGGTGCATAAGTTGCCAGAATGAACACGGTATATTTTTGCCGCCGGGGACTTTCTACACTGGCAAAACTGACGAGAAAGGAATGCCTATCGTTGAGAAGAGGTTCTGAGGTAGGTTGCGTTTCCGGCTGGTCTTTTACCACCCTACTAGCCGGAAACGGAGCGTATCTCCCGCCGCGGACTGCGTAAGTGTCTTGGCTAAATTAAACGAAAGGATGTAGCATGTCTACTTCTAGCGATACCGGACTATCGGCCGAACAGGTCGAGGCGGTAGAAAATATGGCGCTAACAGACGGCGGAGAAGCAACCGCCACACCAGAGACGCCGGCTGGTGAGAATCAAACTACGAACGAAACAACAGCGACTGGTGCGGAGGGTGCTGATGGCGACGGTCAACAGCAGTCCAATGGTGATTCCAAAGCTGAAGCAGAAGTCGGTACAGACACACAAAACGGGCGTCCAGACAAGCAATCGCGCCTCAATCAGCGTTTCGCTGCATTGACTAGTCAATTGCATGAGAAGGACGAGTATATCGAGTCTCTTAAGCAGGAGATGGCACGAAAAAACCAGCAAGACCAGCTTAAGCCCCCTACTCCTGATGAAGATGGTAATTACAGCGCCAGCGACATCATGGACTATAACCAAAAACAAGCCCAGCAAGCTGCCAATACTGCAGTAGAGGCAATGCAGGAACGCTTGGACGGTGAACAGGTGGCGTCGCGCTTTGACCGCGAAGAGGCAGAAATACTAAAAGCATATCCTATGCTTGACCCAAACAATGCTTCGTTAGATCCAACGGATCCGAACTGCTACAACGAAACCTTAGCTAAGGCGGTTGACAGCTATGTCCGAGGACGTATTGAGCCGCACATTTTAGCAAGGAACGTCGGAGCTCTTAAGAAGCTATCGATTCGGAAGCTAGCCGATGAGTACTTAGAGCCTATCATGTCTGTAGCGCAAGCCGAGCGCGAGCGTGCCCAGCAAAGTCTACAGAACCTGAACGGACAAAGCTCTGGCATGTTTTCGTCGGCAGCAGGCTCAGGTGGCGGCGGAGATTCCATAGAGGAACTAGAGGCAAGGATCGGAAACATTAGTTTATCGTAATCCATTTGGGTGGTAGTGGTTACAGAAAGGGCTGTTTAACATGGCTGACACTACTACTGCGCAGCTTCAGCACGATCTGCAAACCTATTTTGCGAAGAAAGTCCTTCGCGGAGCGGAGTTTCAGACTGTGCTTGACCAGTTCGGTCACAAAGAAACATTGCCAGAGGCATCAAGCAAAACGATCCAGTTTACCCGTTACTCGGACTTGGATATCGTTACTAACCCTCTGACGGAAGGGCAAGCCCCAGCCGGCAGCCAGCTGACAACTTCTGCTATCAATGCGGTTGTTGACCAGTATGGCGACTTTGTGACGCTTACTGACCTCGCAAAATTAACACCAAAACACTCATCTGTTCAAAACGCTCTGAAGAAGCTCAGCGAGCAGTCATCAAAAAGCTATGACCGTGCTATCAACAAGGTCATCATCGCCGGCACTGCTGTGCGCTACGCCAATTCAAAGACCGCACGCAACTTGCTGGCTGACGCAGACAAGCTGACCTGGGCGGATGTTCGCAAAGAGGTTTCCCGCTTGCGCACCGCAGGCGCACCAACCTTTAAGGATGGCAACTATGTCCTAGTTGTCGATCCAGCCGTCGAGCAAGACTTGATGGATGACGAGGCGTTCCGTCAGACGGTTTACCGCCAAGCATCGAAGGAGAAATCCAACGAGCTATACAAGGGTGAATTGGTCTCGTTTGCTGGTGTAACGGTTGTTCGAAGTAATAACCTAATCACCGACAAGGGCGCATCAAACGCGAAGGTGCATATTAGCCTGCTCTTTGGCGAAGACGCCTACGGCAACACCGACCTGCAACACCTGAAGGTGTACAAAGAAGGTCCAGGCGGCGTGTCTGACCCACTTCATCAGAAGATGACGCTTGGTTGGAAGTTTGCCGCCAAGGCTGCCATTCTAAACAACAACTTTATGTGTCGTTTGGAATCCGGCTCGCTATACTAAATTAACCGGGCGGTAGCTATACAAGCCGCCGCCCACACCATGGAAGGATAATCATGGAAGGTAACGCACCAAATACTCTAGGTCCCACTATGACCAACGTGCCGACTCCCCAGCCCCGCACGCCGCAGGCTGAATATGCCGCGCAAGCAGCACCGGACACAACACCGGCCGTCTCGCCAGCGCCAGTACCGACGCCAGAGACCCAACCAACAGCTGAGCCGGTATCAGTGCCGCTAAGCGACCCGCGGGAGTTTTCGCATGACCCAGTAGAATCAGAACCAAAAGACGCACAATACGAGCCAGACACAAAACCAGTGTATGTCCATGTCAAACTGCGACGTACGGTGATGATTAACGGCAAGGGCTATCCAGCAGGCAAAGACCTGACGGTACCAAAAGAAATTGCCGACGAGCTGTACCGCATTGAAGAGACCAACCTGGAGTACGAAGCAGATCTGCTCCGTGCAAACAACCAGGTCTCTACCCCAGCGGCCGAGCTGAAGGTTTAACAAAAACTAAGACAAACCAAAAAATACACACCAAACATAAAACCTCCACTGATAGCGCAGGTATGACACGCAATCTACTGGACGCTACGGAGAACGGTAAAGACACCCCGACTCGCAAGGGTGTCTTTGTCATGATTCGTCTATGGTTTCAATCTCGTCAAGAGATTCTATAGCCTCAGCGAGCGAGTGATAGTCTTCTTGATTATCGACTGCTCGCTTTGCAGTATCAATTCTATCATTCGCTTCTTCTATTTTTCTATTAGCGTCGTTAATCCTGCTTGAATAATCTTCTACTTTCTCTTTTAGCTCTTTAACTTCTCTCTCTGACTCCTCGAGCTGATTCTCTTTCGTAAGTAACTCATCGTACCTGGCTCCGCAAGAAGCGATAGAACCGATTATAAACACCGCGACCAATAACCACCAGAAGTGTTCTTTTACCCAGTCAATAGCCTTAAACATATGGACAAATCATACCATATTTGCTATAATGATGCCATGAAAAAAGGTGGTAAAAAAGAAAAACGCATTATGATGTTCAGCGAGAAGAAGTGTCTTACCGACGTCGCGATTGTCGGTACTGTATGCTTTTTCCTCGGGTTTTTCGTCTGCCACACAGCATACCCCATCTTATATCACAACCGACTAGAAGCTGATAGAAAAAACGTCGAGGCTACACTGGAACCTAAAATACAAGAACTAAAATACCTGCAAGGGTTAACTCCAGTCAAAAATCAGAGCCAGAATAAGTCCGCTGCGCACAGCAAGCACACCGTCTACGACATCACGCCAGAGACAATGCTAGCTGAAGTCAACAAGATACGCGCCGAGCATGGCGTCGCTCCCCTACAGCTAAATCCAGCTTTGAATAAGTCGGCACAAGAGAAGTGCAGCGATATGGTCGCCAACAGCTATTACGGACATGACAATCCAAAAACTGGCGAGCATGGCTGGGAGATAGCCCTGAGAAATACTGGATTTACAACCGGTCTCCATGGCGAAAACCTATCTTTGGATACTGGATCAAAAGAAGAAGGACGCCCTGGCTACATCACAGATAAGACCGTTTTTGAGGGCTGGATGAAGAGTGCGCCACATGCTAAAGCTATTATCGATCGTAAATATACACTGACTGGTTTTGGCAAGTGCACTACTGACGAAACTTTGGGCGATAATGGGCACTGGTTCTTTGTCGAACATTTCTACAGCCCGACAAGCTAGAATTGAAAAACTTTCACAAAATTTGCCAAAATATTGATGATTTGAAAAAACGCATGATAACTTATAAATAAGCATGCGGTATTTCCTGTATTAAACCACGAGAAACACCGCTCCGTGAGCCGCAAGCTCGGCAACGGCTTTGGACGACCGGTCGTACGGCGGACATCAGGACTCCAGAGGCGAAAGACAAACTTGTATTAAGTGTGTCTTCGCAACTGGACAGTCCAAGCGAAACAACAGCCCTTTTGCGAAGCGCAAGAAAGGGCTATTTTTATGGCAGAATATCAAGGAAACCCAGATTTCCGCGGGTGGCTGGCGGTACACGATCCGTACACGCTCGCCTACACTGGCAACGACGGCAGGATTGACTGGAACAAGGTCAATAACAACGGCGCCGACACAAGAATGATCAGTTACGACAAAGGACAGGCCGGCAAGGTTCAGCAGTATGTAGACGGTCTGCATCGACAATTTCAAGCTTGGGATGCTAAGCAGCATCAGCAACAACCTCAACAGCAGAATGGCATTGGCGGCTGGGGCTATAGCAGAGGCGGTAGCGGCGGCGGAGGCGGTATGTCAGCAGTACAGCGCCAAGCCATCGACAAGCAGTGGGCGCAAAATAACCGCTACTACAACGATATGCTGAGCTCCATCGATCCGCGACGCAACGCAGCACGAGCGGCCGTTGACAGGCAGGTAGATACATCCATCAACTCATTGAAGGGCGAACGCGACAGTGCCTTTCAAAACCTTGACCGTCAAGACCAAAAGCTGGAGAAAAGTTATGCCCGCGGTAAGCAGTCGCTGGGCGAGATGGTCCGCAACACTCTGCAAGGCGAATCAAACAACATCGGCATGCTGGGCGGCGGCAACTCAAGTGCCATCGGCATGCTGGGTGTTGGCGTGGCTGACCTGCAAAACAGCGAACAAGGCAAGATGTTAGACGACCTGAACGAGCAGAAGACTGATATTGAAGTCAACCGTCAACAAGTACAGAGGAAGCTGGAAGACGAAGTACGCAAGCTGAATGACTTCCGCCAGAGCAAGTACCAAGAAATCCACGACACCTTCAACGAGCAGCGCAATGAAATCCTCAACAAGATGAACATGAACGACAACCAGCGCGCCCAAGCCCTCGCTCAAGCGGGTGCAATATCGACAGCCCAAATCCAGGACGTCGATAGAGCTATCAACGGACGGCTAGGTCAAATCGTACAGACTTACCAAAATATCACTGCTCCGCAAGCGTCACTGGCAAGCGTTCCAGCATACCAGGCGAAAAATATCACTCAAGGCACAGTAGATAGCTCGAATATTAATTCGCCTAGCCTGAGCGCAGGACAAGCAACAGAATCAGTTCTTGGCCGACGCTCTGACGATGATGACAGCTACTTTGTGCGTCCACGGCGTTCCGCAGACGACGTCCAATTCTAATAGCCGAAAGGAGCTAAATACCAATGTTTGACTTTGGAAAAATGATACGCAGCTTCTTCGGATGGAGAGACGACGAAGAAGAAAAACGCCGCGAACAGCAAAACCACCGCGAACCAATCCAGCAGCAAAACGATAATCCGCTAAGCCAGCCAAAGCAGTTTCAGGGGTTTGATGCAACACGCCTGTCTACTATTCAGCAGCCGCGCCAGCAGGAGCAGCAGCCAAGTTTCTCGCCAGAGAAGCCCAAAACGCCAATGTTTCAGCCAAACTTCGTAGAGACAATTGAATCGCAGCTAGAGAAAGCCAAAAAGTATGCCGCACTGGGCGATGAGAACGCCAAAAAGTACATTGAACAAAACCAGTCGAAAGTACAGCAGCAAGATAAGCAGCCAAATTTCTCGATAAATAACCAGTCGCAGCTACAATTACCACATCCGCAGCAACCCTCCCCTTTTCAGCAGCCAGCACAGCAATCACCGCAGATGCAACAGCTGAATGAGACGGTACGCCGCAACAACCTAAACTCTGAGGACTACCGAAAGCGTCGAGACGAATTAACGACGCTGCTTAATGATACCCGCGGCAACTGGACAAACGAACGGAAATTACTCGATGAAGCACAGCAAGGCATCACTTCTGACGAGCAGCTGAAAAACACCATTGAGAAGATAAAGAATGTTCAGTATCGCCAGAAGGCGGCAGACACAGCGCTTGGCGAATATGGCAACACGCCGATGATCAACTTTGGTAACAGGACACCGCAGCAGATTCTGGAAGAGTTTAACAGCATGGATGCCAGTAATCAGCGCGATTTAGTTGATCAAATCAACAAGAACTTAACCAGCTATTCGAAGGCAGGCTACGGATTAAATCAAAACGATAGAGCGCGTATTGAACGTATCGCCTTAGAGTCTGAGCTGCTACGCAATATGCTAGAGGACAGAGCAACCAAAAAAGCTGGTAATTTCGATACCACCATGCGCGATATTGGCAATGCTGCTGGCGGTTTTGTTGACGGAGCAGTTATTCACCCGCTCAAGATGGCCGGGCATGTTACGAACGCCCTAGTTGGTAATGACGAACAAACCGCGCTCGATAAAGAATACAAGGCGGGCAGAATATCGGCTGAAGAGTATACCCGACGGCAAAATCAATTAGCGAGCGACCGCCAGTGGATTGGCGACGGTAAAGACAGGGGCTTGCTTGATAGGCTGATGCGTTCAGCAGGCGCAGCTATTGATATTACTTCTACAGTCGCTCCAGTCGGGTCTCTTGCCAAGGGCTTCGTTAAGGGTATCGCCCCAACCCTGGCTAAAGATGCGCTAGAGAAAGGTATCATCAGCCAAGCAGCTGAGAAAACCGTTCCCCAACTGATTGCTCATGAGGCAGCCACGAACGCCGCTCTAGGCGTAGGCGGGTCGCTTCGAGCTGGTACTGATTGGAAGCCTGAGGACGCTCTGCAGGAGGGACTTACTGGTGCTGCCTTTGGCGCTGGAATGGCAGGAGCTGGTGCGGCTATCGGACGCGGTGCTACAGCGCTTCACCAGGCGTATGTTGACGGCGACCTACATATACCACGCACGGAAATCACGCCAAATGCTGGACGAAACGAGCGAATGCGCACAGCCATTGAGAACTATCCTATCGATGAGCCGTTTAATTACGGGCGCGTTAGCCAGAACACTCTAGACCAACACAACGCCATCCAGGAACAAACTGGACAAGACTTCGTAACCAACAGAGACGTAACAGTATATCCGGGTGCGCATAATGCACATGTTGAGAAGCGGATTATTCAGGAGGGGTTAACCCCTGATGAGTACATTACGGCCGCAGATAACGCCATCTATGGAGCAGACAGACAGCTGCTGGGAAGTCGCTCCGAGCGCGGACAGCAAAATGTACTATATGAAAATCCAGTAAACCCTAGCCGTGCGGTTATGGGTGAGTTTAACAATGGCTTGAGTCTAAAAAGTATACAAAAGCTAGGCGAAAACACACTTAGTCCAGAATTAAAAAATACCGCTAAAAGCGGCGATAACCTGGTTTCCAGTGATTCGCCTCTAGCTAGTAGACGAACCACTGGTTTAGCGTCAAACGACGGAGTCGGAGTTGTCGGTAGGCAGCTCGCTGACAACTTTACAGACGCTACGACTGCTGGTAGTCTAGCAAATAATACCCCAGATGTCAATACTGGCGACGTCTACAAGCCAACGAAACCAGGCTTTTTCGGTACAGCTCCTGAAGATTATCGCTACCGAATTGAGCAGACACCACGCGGCAAATACGCAATCGTTGAAGAGTATGCTGACGGCAGTCCATCACAGCGATATTCGACGCATTCAGACATTGCTATTGCTCGCCGTGAAGCACAGAGATTAGCTGAAGGACTAGAAAAACCAATCCAAGTTGAAGAAACCGGAAAAGGTTACAACGGATTCACCGAACGAGCGGCTGAGATTGAACTGAAAAAGCTACAAACAACCCGCCCAGAGTACGACTGGGAAATCAAGCCAGCCGAGCATATGGATAGCCACGATATAACGCGAGGTAAGTATGGTATTAAGGGAGTGCTACGCGAGAGTGACGCCCGCCTCGACGGTCCAAACCAGCCGGCGAGAACATACGAAGTTGAGGGTACTGTACCAAAAGTTAAAGAAGAGTTAGACCTCGGCGACGGCTCAAAGCTAACGTCCACCACTAACGGAGACACCGGCGTCACAACAACCGAACGCGTCGCTCCTGACAACGCAGCAGACCTACAGGCGGTAGCGGCAGCCCGAAACGCCACCGATGTAGCCGACGGGTACAGAATCGATGATATTACATCACAAAGCCAAGCCGCAGACACCAACCCCTACCCCCAAGCGACCGTTGATAATGTTATCGACAAACTGAACGCCGGTACTCCAGCACAGCGCCGCCTAGTTCGCGATGAGATCCGCAAACAAACCGGCTATGACGTTCACGACATACGAGGCATGAAACAGTATCCAACCATCGTACAGTCAGCATATAACCGCGTCGTCGGCAGCCAGGAGTGGATTGACGCTAGCAAAAAAATCCATGTCAAGGGCACGGAAGCTAATCGCAAACCTGATCTAACAGAGTTTGCTCTAGCGAAAGGTGTGGACGAGCAAGGCAAGCCAATATTCGATCTGGTCCCGCTTGACGGCAATAAACATACTATCAGCAGTACTGGTATGGTAGTCGACAAAGACGGCAAGAGTGTTGGTAGCTACGTCGGTATCGATGAGAATGGCAATCAACATGCGTATGTTGAAGGCAAACCAGTAAACCTAGGTAAAATCATCGGAGACATTGACCGCTGGGGTAACAGGAATAACCCGCTTGCAGACATTGACCGTATCATCGACGCAAACGCGCCAGATGCCGCAACGGCCGCAGCCACCAAGGAGTTCACCTCTGTATTCAAAGATAGTCAAGAGGCAGCTATGAAAGTCGAGCTGAAATCTCGCCGCGATGGACTAACGAAACTAGAAAGCAAGATGTTGGATAACCTCCCCTCTCGCCAGCTACGAAAAGACCTGACCGAAGATATGTTCGATCTCGTGGAAAAGAAAGTCGATGTTGCCGACCTGAACGCCAAATACGGCAAAGACTATGTAGACACCTACATGAAGCCGGCGGTAGACTGGTGGCGTACTCACGCAGACGATATCCTCAACAACACTAACCGTGTACTGGAAGCAAACGGCTATGACCCAATACCGCGCCGCAAAAACTACATTTCGCACATTATGAGCGACCCGTCATTCTTTGAGAAGGTTGGACTGAAGATTAAGGACATCACCGGAATGAACGGCTCGGTAAGCGGCGAAACAATCCCCGGTGGAGTACGCGGGGGTGTCCCTGACGAAATAGTCGGAAAGACTGAAAACACCGGCGCGCGCCGCAAATGGAATCCATTTGCACAGACACGCCGCGGCGAACTAGCTAACAAGGACTTCTTCGGTGCTATTGACAGGTATTACGAGGCAATGCTCTATAACCAGTACATGACTCCTGCTGCTTCACGCGTGCGAGTAATCGAAAATGCTTTCCGCACGTTCCAGAAAGCTAAGGAGATTAAGCTAGACAAAGCTATCGAAGAGCTCGGATTTAACGAAGCGATGGCGCAAGTCGAGACCGGCAAGCCAAAACACAAGAACTTCAGGGAAGGCGAGCGCTCCCCTCTCATCGCCGCATGGCAGGAATACGGCAATATCCTTGCCGGAAAAACGAACGCTATTGACCGATTGGCCGTTGATAAAGGCTTTGGTAGAGCTGTAGATGTCTCAATCAAAGCGCAGGGTATCGTTGGTGCTAACACTATACCAGGCTCAGCCACGGCAGCCGTAGCACAGGTCCTAAGCGTTCCGCAGACAGTTGCCCGAGATGGGTTGCCGTCATTTATGAAGGCCGTTAAGCAGATGATCTATTCTGGCTTTGACGAAGCAAGCGACCCGCTGAATAAATCTTCATTCATGAAAGCCCGCTATACCGACGCCTCGTCGCAGCGGCGCGGCATCATCCGGAAGTACACTGATGCTGCCTCCATTCCGATGGAAGCTATTGAGAAGTTTACTGGAGAGCTGAGCTGGCGCAGCGCATACAACGAGGCACTCAGCAAAGGACTAACTGGAGACGCAGCCATTAGGCAGGCTGACCTAGCCACCAAGGCTACTCTCGCTGGGCGCGGCATTGGCGACCGACCATTGGTCATGAACTCGAAAGTACTCGGCGTTTTCACACAGTTTGGGTTAGAGGTAAATAACATGAGACTACAGTTCTTTAAGGACTTTACACCCGCCCAGAAAGCCAAATTCATCATCGCAGCAGCAGCTGCTAACTATGGGCTGAAGATGGTAACCGGACAAGAACAACTGCCAGACTTCCTGAAGGCGACAATAGACACTTATAACGACTTTGCCAGTAACGAGGACGATGCTAACGACAACCTTCTGAATAATACCGCGCAAGCAGGTCAGCGTTTTCTAGGCGAAGCCTCCAAGTTTGTTCCGGGTGGTCCCGCACTTGTTGGAGCATTTATAGACGACAAAACTAAGAAAACCATTTTTGGCGAAGATTCAGACATTTCCCGTTACGGCACGCCCGCTGTATCAAAGTTGATTAAGGCTGGACTTACCGCTGGCGAAGGTCTATCGAGTGGTGACGCTGGTAAGATCGGCACCGCAATGCTTGACGTAGCCCCAACCGGTGCACAGATAAAGCGCACAATTCAAGGGGCTACTGCCCTAAAAGATGGCTATACACAGGATAGCAAAGGCAATGTTCAGACACCTGTTGATCGCTCACCAACAAATATCGTTAAAGGAATGCTCTTCGGCAAGAATGCCCTTGATGAGCAGAAGCAGTTCTATGACACCAAACAGCATGCACTCAGCGATAAAGACAGCGCTGCATTTAGAGAGATGCTATCCAACAACCCCGAAGAGGCTAAGCAGTATTATAACCTCGTTCAGGACTCAAGGAAGATGGATATTCTGGAGAAGCGTGCTAAAAATGGCGACACCGCAGCAATGGATAAACTCAGCAAAATGTCTCAGGCGACTGGCTCAGACGGACTGCCCGTGGCGCTAAAAGCCAAAATTGCTCGCGGCGACTACACGCAAGACGGTGATGGGACGATCAGAACAAAAGGCGGCGAAGTTGCTCGAGAAGTTCATAAGAGACTTGCTAAAGATTCAAAAGATGAATCAGACGCCACCTACCGCAACTACGTACTAGGTTACGGATTAAAGCAAAGAGGTTCGAATGAAACAAACAGCAATACCGGAAACGATATTACCGATAAACTATCTGCCCTCGCCGCTAAATCAAACGATAAAGCAATAGTCCATCAAGCTATCGACCTGAACAAGAATAAGAAGTACGCCGATATGCCAGCCTGGGTTAAAGAACGCTATGCTGCAGAAAATGGCATTGACAAGGAACAGCTAACCTATGCAACGCAGGCAAGCTATAAAGCAGACGTTAAACTGCAATACCTCAAAGAGGCAACCAAGGATATGTCTAACGAGCAGCTGGTTAACACTCTATATGCTGGACGTAGTAAGTCAATCGCCGACAAGTGTTTCGTAGAAGATTCTATGCTGAAGAGCTTCTACAACGACGGACGTATATCCAAAGATCAGTACCAAGCCCTGCGGTCCCTAATCATGGACGAAAACGGTAATGTTACTTCGCAATCTAGAAATGGTGGCGGAGGTGCTAGACGCGGCTCAGGCGGTAGCGGTGGACGACGAGGCGGTACTGTCAGTGGGATTTCAGTACCAGACTACAACGTCAAGATGATGAAGCTTTCTAGCCCGTACGGCTTTGCAAAAGATCCAAACGTAAGCCTTGGCAACGTCGGCTCAAACAAGAACATCGTTACCGGCATCAAAGCCCCGTCACAGTTCAAAATTAGTAAGTCGGCGCTACCAACGCCGCGCGTAAGATAAGGAGTTCAGAATGAAAGTCAACGAGATACTAAAGAGTGTCCACGTAGCATACGAACAAGCAGCAGATGCGCCTGCACTCAATGATGAGGACGGACAAATACGACTAAACTTGCTACAGAAGGCTGTGCGCCGCTGGTCAACAGATAACGTTACTAAATGGAATGAGCTGTTTAGCGTAGGTGATATCGGTCCTATTCAACCTGGGCAGCGCGAGTATGACCTGCCGGAAGGATATTCGCTATCTAGCGGATTCTACCTACAGGGCAGCTCAGAACCGCTGCATGTAAACTCCCCTAGCCAGCTAACTGGCGAAGATGGCAAGTTTGTTACTATCCTGGGAAATCCACAAATCGGACACAAACTTCGGCTAGGTTGGATACCAAAATCTAGCGATCAGGAAATTGACAAAACTATCGTCGTTAAATACTACCGCGAACCATTTATTCCAACAAAACTAGATGATGTGCTAGAAATGAGCGACCCAAACTTCGCCATAGCCTACGTAACAGCAGAGCTGTTCGTAAATGACGATGCCAACCTATACACGAAATATAACAGTGACGCCATGATACTCCTAGCAAATATGCGGCAGCGCAATGAGCTAGTTCCTGATGGGCAGTTTAGCGGACTTGAGGGCGACATTGGGATAGGAGGAGATTGGTAATGGCAGTACAAACTTCCCCACATATGACAGGCGGCAGCGCTAAAACACAGAACATTATCATCCCGAATTTTAGCGGTGGTGTTAACAGCTATCTAGACGAAGCACGCCTACCGAATAACACACTCCGTTCTGCCGTAAATTATATGCTAAGACAGGATGGCGTGCTGTATCCGCGTTGGGGCACAAAAACGTTTTTCCCTGTTCTAGACAAAATGCCCGACGGCTTTGACAAGTTCACCATAAAAATGCTAGCAACGGCCAGTGGGCTAGAAGAATGGGCGATCATCGTGGAAGACGGTGTCGTCAAGCGATCAAACGGCGGAGCATGGCAGGAAGCAACCGGAGAAAAGCTCACACCTGGATATGAAGCAAAGTTCTATCAAGTGGACGATTGCGTATACATCGTCAATGGTAAGGATGTTCTGGCGTTCTACGACATCGCTAATAATAAAGTGAGGAAGTTTGAAGGTATCAACGCGCCAAAAAACCTCAAGGTTACCAATTCTAAGAATCTAGCAACCGGCAGCTATTCCAACTTTTATAAAGTCTCGGCAGTCAATGAAGTTGGCGAAACAATGGCATCAGCTGAAATCTCCGTAAAAACCAGCCGTATCCGCAACCAGTGGCGCCAGACAGGCGAAGTTGAGGACTACCTGGAATTAACCTGGGATGCCGTACCAAAAGCCACCCGTTACAACATCTACTACAGCGACATGTCGAATGACGAAACGTATATTGACTCGGTATCGACTAACTCGTATCGAGACTTGGGGCGTACCGCACAAAACGTAGCCGTGGAGGCTCCTGTAGCCGACACCACATCCGGTCCCGTTCTTCGTGATATCACTGGATCGAGCTACCGTATATTTGGCGTTGGTGTAGACGATAAGGTCTACTGGGGCGGTGTCGGTAAATACATCAGTGCATTCAATGCCTTCTACGGCGGCGGCTGGGTCGAGATAAACAAAGGTACTGGTGAAATACCAATCACCGTCCGCAGCTATCGTGATGGGCGTGGTGAACCAGTAAACGTAGTTTTTATGACAACCGCATCTGGTGAGGGTTCTCAAAACCAGCTTACGCTCACCTCGATGACTGTTGGTAATACATCGTTCATTGTACCGAATATTGCCCGGGTTGTCGGTTCTTACGGTACATACGCCGCCGGCTCAGTTACTGAGGCAGATAACAACCTATTCTTTACCTGCTCCAGAGGCAAAAATACCACTGGCGCTAAACCTGATCTGCTGAACGTATTGAGTACTGAAGAGGTCAGTCTAGCTATTCGTCCAGATTTTGATGGTATCAACCCGCTATATGGCCGCGGAATATCGAGTATACACTTTGATGGAAAAATATTTGATGCTGTACCGGCCGCCCAATCCAAGGTCAATAATGAAATCTGGATACTGGACTTGCAGCTGAAGGCATGGATACGTCCGTGGACTATTGGTATCAAGAAGCTTATTACCTTTACTCCGAGCGATGGACGCGAGCGATTGATGGGACTTCGCTCAACACCGGACAACAACAGCAAATATCGAATTGTCGAGTTCAGCGAAAAATACATAACCGATGACGGCGAGCCTTTTGTGTCTACGTTCCGGACAGGACTGCTCCACTTCGACAAGGGGCATATGAGCTGGGCAAAGATAAAGAGGACCTACATCGAGCTACTACGTGTGAGCGGATCATTGTCCATTACGGTGAGTGGCACCGGCAAGAAACGTGTTTTACACACCCTGAAAGACATTACGGTCTCTAGTGCTATGGTAACTACCGGATTTAACAGCGATAAATTCAACGATTTTGCGTTCAATGATACGGAAGGAGGACATGTAACATTCAGCGACCCAAGTACTAAAAAATCACTGAAAATAAATAAGGTGGTCAATAACTACCGAGTAGACGGCAGATCGAGCAACGCCTCCTATGGTATAGCCACGATCACATCTGTGGTCATACCAAAGAAAGTACCAGACCCTGCCAGTTGGAAGAAGTAAATAACTAAAGGAAAAATGAAATGGATAAACTACGAAAAACTTCAAACATACCGCCTACAACATTAAGCGCGTCAATCAGCGACACGGACACAACTATTCCATTGTCGTCTACTGTAGGTGCGGAAACCAGTACGTGCATTGATATTGTCATCGATAGAATTGACGCCGCTGGTGAAAAGACTCCTGACAAAATGGAAGTCGTCACGGTCCTGATATCTGGAAACAACGGCACTAACGCTGTTCGAGGGCGTACTGCCCCAGCTATGCCGCACGAGCAAGGTGCTGTGGTTGAATACAATATCTCAACGTCTGTATTGCATAATGATTTGATTGATGGCATATCATCGATCTTAACGCCCGAAGGCAAGCCAAAAGAAAAATCTATACCTCTCAATTCTATCAACGGAGGTACTAAAAAGGGTGTGCCTATAGTAGAAGAGGATGGAAAAACCACAATTGGCAAGATTACGTCAGACAACATTGATTTAGCGACTGCTCAAAGTCTCGGATATTCAATCGCTGCGGCCAATCTTGACAGTACGAACTACTACAATGCTGGCAGCAACCGTTCACGACTCAAAAAGCAAATTATTCAACGTGGCAATATCACGATCGATGGTGAGAGAAATGAATTTGTTATTGGAGAGAACGTGAAAACAGTTGAGATTATAGGAACGGTCATGGCAGAAGGACTACAGACATACCTATACCTGATTGTTCAACACAAAAAGAAGGACCAAGAAGACACTAAATACAAACAGGTTGTACATGCCCTTGGTACTCCTCATACAGGCTATGCTGGTGTAACAGTTCATGGTGTTTTGCATGTGACTTCTGGCGATAGGATATCAGTATTACATGACTGCACGGGTACAGTGCGTGGACAATATTCAAATATTACCGTTAAGTCGATTGCTTAAGCTGTCAAAATGCCTAATCTTTATTTTGTCTGTTTTATTGATAAAATCACGCATCACAATATATAATACAGTCAGTTAGCTACAATGTAGAGACTGCCAATTTGATCTAATGGTGATCAGCGGCAGTCTTTTATTTTGGCAAAGGATAGCAAATGAAAGAAATAGACTTAACAGAATTTGGCGAAATGAAATCAGACGTAAAGCATGTCAAAGAGGCTGTTGACGAGATAAAACGCACGCTTGCCAGCCAAGATAATGTTAGCCGTTCTGAACACCATGAACTAGCCACTCTCGTCTCCGCCATGAAAGAGAGTTACGATAATCGTCTAAATACTCTGGAAGGACAGAATAACGTCAATGCTGCTACGTTCACCGGAAAGCTCGGTAAATGGTTCAATGACGCAATGGTCCAGGAAATCGGTAAGATTATAATCGCAGCAATATTATTCCACCTTTACAATAGCCAGATAACTACTCAAATACAGAAGACCCAAGACGAGATCAATAAAACTAATCACTACGTCAATTCGCGGCTAGAGGCGGAGGCAAAGAAATGACCGTAATCGCCACACTGATATCACTAACCACAATCTCGCTTATTCTCTACCTGATTTTTCGAAGTAATAATAACGACAAAGGAGGACTACAATGAAGTTCGACAAATCCACCAATCAAAAAATATCACTGGCAATGGGCATATTGTCATTCTTCGCGGCGTTCGTGCTGTTTCAAGGAGATACATGGGGATTCTCCCCTTTAGCAAAGCAAATATTCTCGTCAATCACGGGTACAATTTCTTTGGTAAATATGTATTTCTTCGGTAGCACGGCTGAAAAAATCAAGAACGAAAGGAGCGAAAAATGAAACGAGCAATAGCATTTATTAAGCGTCATTTGGCGTCGGTCATTGTTCTCGCAGTGATTGCCGTGATTGGCACCCTGGCAACACTGGCACATCAGAACGATGACGGCACACGCACATTTGACAGAAAAGCGCCAAAATACAGCGAGGCAATTGAACAGGCGCACTGTAAGGTCAAAGCTTCGACTGACGCGGCTATCGCAAGCACGCTTGGCTTCGATGCGCCACAAGACAAAGGCAGCGGCTGCGAACCAAAGGACAAAGAATTAGCACAGCTTGGCTCTGGCGTTTATTACAAGACCGACCTATCCAGTCCTGCGGCGTTCGTGAATGCCATGAATGGCCGCGGATTTAATGAGGGGTATGGTTTACAGTGCGTGGCAGGCTTCAAGCAGTTTATGTTCAGCTTGAGTGGGCGTGTCGTTGCTACCCGTACAGGTGGAGCGAGTGGCTACGCTAACCAAGTCGGCGAAATCCAAGCACTCGGCTTTACCTGGCACGCTGGGCAGGCTGGCATGAAAGACGGCGACTGGGCTATTTTTGGCGGCGGACAGTATGGACATGTGGCTATGTACTACCAAGGCAAGTTCTTCGGACAGAACCAAGGCAGTGGCAATATCTACGTCGGCAACGCCTTTAATTTGATGGATCTTGGCGGCTATCGCAACTCAATCATTGGCTACTACCGACCTAACATCTGGAACGGCACTGCTAGCGCGCCAGTCGCTCCGGCAGCCAATTCAAAAGCAGTGAATGACCAGGTCGTGGCTGATGTATTGAAAGGCGTGTACGGCAGCGGTAATGACCGCGTAGCACGATTACAAGCCGCTGGCTACAATCCGGCCGAAGTGCAAGCAGCGGTGAATGCTCGCGTAGTAGCGCAAGCTCCACGAGCAACCGCGCCGGCTTCGACAGGCTACGTTCAGCGAAGCACTGGCGGTTACGTTGTACGTCGCGGCGATACGCTCGGCGACATCGCGTTGAGGAACGGTTGGCATGGCACGAACGGGCTGTTTGGTAATTCTGGCTATACGCAGAGACTAGCTGAGCGAAATGGAATTGCTAACCGCGGATTGATTTATCCAGGACAAAGGATCAATCCATGAACCTCCAGAAGATAACCATCACCAAATCCAGCTTGTACTTTCGCGAATGCAAGGCTTGCGGCTGCGTGACATTGCACGTTGGTAAGTCTACGCCGCAGATGCCAGCAGGCTCGACATACAATGATTGTCTGCAGTGCCTGGTTGACGCACACAGCGTCCCAGGCTTGAGTCGATGGCACGACCCGAAAACAGGCAAATTGTTGACTGAGCCGCGAGGCAAGATACCGCCAGTGGTGAAAAGCTGAACTATAAAGTGATTCTTTACAGTTGAGATAGCAAGAATACCTTACATGCTAGAATATCCGGAATTTCCGGATAATCAAAAACCGCCTCGAAAGCTCCAGGGCGGTTTTTTGACATCTTTTCACAAAATGTTGGTATTTTGCGAAATCGTCTGCTATAGTAGCAGTAAGCTAAACCCATTAGTTGAACCTCGCCACCATATTTTGGTGCGGGGTTTTCATTTGTCCCGACACTAAAATAGTAAAAGTTTTGAGGGTAATTAGTGGACGGTAATAAGGATTCTGATCCTCGTGTCAAGACCCTGCGCAAGAGACTTGGCAAAGCATCAGATTTAATAACAAACGACGCGTACCTACCTATGTTTCGAAACCGGCAGATACGCTATCCCAAAGAGTTCGAAGAGAGCCTGATTCAAGCTGCACGCAAGAAAGACCCAAAGCGATGGCTAGCTAAAGTATGGTCGTGCGAAAACATGATAGCCTCTGTGAAGATGCTGGCTAAATACATCGCACGGCGAATAGCTGAACACGCTAAGGAGGTTCATGACGCCAAAGTGGCTAAACAGATGAAGCGGATAAATCCAGCTGGACTATTGAAGCTGACTGAACTTAAAAAGCAGCGTAAGCCTATAGCTGGTAATTTACTGCTATAGAGCTGTTTGATTCTCTTCCCTAACACGGCGACGACCGTGTGTTTCTTGCTGTCTGACCTCTGTTTTTATATAACAAAATGCTTATATTTTCAAATAATAAGACTTTGTCGCACTGAATCTTAACCGATTCTTGTATTATTTTTTAAGAAAGGTGGGTATTAAGCATGATTTTTATATTTTTTAGCCAATAAACAGCTCTATAAAGAACTATTTTAGTAAATCTTTCATTATAACGATCTTTATAAAGAGACCAGTGGAGTTTTTTATGATGAATAATATTTCAGATTGCTTTAGTGACTTTTTGCGAGACGAAGTCATATTATGCGACAGGAGTAGCAAAACCATAGAGCGTTACCAGTGCTTTTGCAGACTACTGATCAATTTCTTAGGGAACAAACCTATCGATTCCGTATCTCTAGAGGATACCAGAAAATGGCGTGAGATGCTCTACTCATACCAGAAGCCAGATACTGTCAGAGGCTATATAGTTTGCCTCAAGTGTTTTTTCAAATACTGCCAGCGCAAGGGTCGCCAACTATTATTTGACACCGAAGATATTAAAATTCCCAAGCGAGAAAAGCGTATACTAGATATCCCTACCGAAGATGAAGTTGAAGAGTTTATTTCCATCTTAGCCATGAAGCGGCGCGGCTACTGTAATGCTAATAGGCTGCGTAATGTTGCCATCGGCAGACTAATATTCTCATCAGGTATACGTGTTAGTGAGGTGTGTTCTCTGAGTCGTAATTCCATTAAGAATCGCCAGTTCACTATCGTTGGTAAAAGTAGAGATTCAAGAATATGCTTTATTGATTCACAGACTGAAGAGGCTATTTCAAACTACTTAAACATCCGTACGGATAATAACCCGGCGCTATTTATTTCACATCAGACAGAACGAAGGATGACACCGGGCAATGTCCGCAATGCGTTTGAAGCAGCATGTGCTCGCTCTGATGGACAATTCGTCGGCATTAGACCGCACGCGCTACGCCACAGCTTCGCCACAAAAATGCTAAATAAACACGTCGATTTGCGTTATATCGGTGACCTCATGGGACATGCTGATCTAAACACAACCAAGGTGTATACGCACTACACTAACCCTCAGCTACGGGCTATTTACGACCGAGCTCACGGCGAAATATAAGGGGCAATTACATAAAATAACCGCTGCTTATTGACATAAGCAGCTTTGTTTGCTATACTAATCTCATGATCGAAAGATAGAACATTGCATCACACAGATTTAAGGCTTATAGAAAGCAAAATCTACTGTTAAAAGCATATTACATGCGGGTTTAGCTCAGTTGTTAGAGCGCTTCCTTGCCATGGAAGAGGCCAGGAGTTAGAGTCTCCTAACCCGCACCAATATAAAATTACTGATATTTTGTCGCCCAAATGGGCGACCGTTTTAGTTCTATTGGTGGTAATATACGCCAAAGCTCGAACCCATTTCGAGAGTAACAGCTGAGCTGCGCAGGCTCAGCCCCAACGCCTGCGGGCGCACGCGCCCTCGACTTAAAACACCAGTAGTACATTCGTCGTCCTACGCTTCGTCAATTATGCTCATATCGATAGCGTCTGAAAAAATCATCAACTCTGAACCGACCTTTGAATTGTGATGGGCGGAGTATTTAAGGTCGAAGGCTCTGTGATTCCTGTCTGGATAAAGATCGAGAATCCTTTTTTCATTATCGTAACTTAACAGCCACTTTGCCTTATTGTGCCTATTCAGGGAATCAGCAAGTCTTTGGTGGTCTTCCAGCTTAAAAGCATTTAGGTAAAGATCTGCGCCCTTCACAAAATATGGCGGGTCAACATAGAAGAAACTATTTGGATCTTTCGCGTAACGCTCGATAACGTCTACACCATCCTCGTTGAGAACAGTAATTCTGTCGCTATAAAGTCCTATGAGTTTTATTTTCTCGATGAGATTTTGTTTATTGTATCGAGCGTCAATTTTCCACTCACTAAGTTGCTGCCTGCCGCCAATCGGCCCTGCGTTTAGAATACCAGAGCGATTAGTTCGATTGAGAAAGAAAGTTGCAAAACCGAGAGACAACCTATCGGACGTGTCAGCCGCCTTATAGACTTTTTTCTGCTGCTCCCATTCCTCGATAGTTATGGGAGTGTTTACTATTCGCTCGATAAACTCTGCGTTATATTCCTTTATGGCAAGCCAGAACGAATATATAGCAGGATCATAGTCGTTGATAACAATATAGTTCACTTTTTCCAACAAAAGCAGCGATACAGCTGCACCCGCACCCCCTGCGTATGGCTCAATATACGTGACATCTTGCCACCCGTGCTCTTTTATGACGATATCAAAGAAATTAAAAAGAGATGTTTTACCCCCGGGATAGCGTAATGGTGTAAAAAGGTATTTTCTATGTGTTTTTGTCTTGATCATTTTTGTATTTTTTGTATTTTTCGTATTGTTCGAATATATACTCTAATAATCTTATCATACGGTCAGCCAAATCTTTAATCTTGTCTTCATCTGGTATAAAACTAGGGTTATGATTTACAGCATCCATAAGTAACTTATCTTGCAATAGAAGTTCGACATTTTGGACAATTTCAGCACTACCACCATTTTCCTCTACGCTTTTGAGCTTTTTGAGAGCCTGCTCAAGAAAGGTAAACTTTCCCTTGGTGCTAGGAGATTGTCCGATCTTGCCGAGATATCGTTTTAGGGTAGTTTCTAGGAAGCTACGCAATGAATCCATAGATGCATATTTAAGGTCCGAATAATTGATTCGCTGTAACTCTTCAAGTCGTCGGTCGATGCCAGGAGAGTTTTCGATTGTCGATACGAGAGTCTTAGGAAATAGCTTATCTTTCTTTGTAGATTTTGTTGAGCGTGGCTTGAGCTTCGCAGCTTCGATTGTTTCTTTAGCAGGGACTTTATCTTTAGAGATGTCTTTTAAGTAGTCTTTGGCATTCTCTTCGGTGTCAATTCGCTTACGAGATGTAATAAACTTACTAACAACATCGTCAATAATACGAGCGTAGGCGTCTTTGAATTCCTTGCTTTTTGGTATCGTCACCTCGCCAGTAGTAGGGTTAAATTTAATACCGAGCTGCTCTTGTGCAAACTTATAATTATATAGGCGCTCAAGGGTTGAGATATCAAATTCGCGCTTATTCTCAACTTTTTTAAGTGTAGCAACAGATATATTATCAAGTGACAACGCAACGCGATGCATCTCATACATCCGTATATACTTTGGTATATCGGTGTTTGGATATTTCTCTATGAGCGATTCAATAGTGTCACCCTTTTCTTTCTGCGCGTAATAAAAATATGCTCGTCTAAGTGCCGACCAAGGTCGTCGAGTATTAACCGTGTGCTTACTCGCTAAATATCTATCCGTTGACTCTCTGTTGGGTGCAACAAGTACCTCAATTTCAACAATTGGCGATAGGCCTTCAACTAACTTGCTAACCTTGTTTTGGTATTCGCGTGGAAGGATCTTTGGATTTGCAATGGCTTTAAGCGATGCAACTCGACGATTACCTTCGATAACGAGATACTTGTGACCCTCCTTTACGACAACGGGTGTTTCATCGGGCAACCAACCATATTGTGCGATGCTCTTTAGGATATCAAAGGCCTTTTCATTTACGAAAAGATCAGCGATAATAGCGTCTTGAGCTTGGTTGTCGATTTCAAGACGTATATTCTCAGGATCGAGACTGAGATTAACTACCTTTTGGCGTTCGCGTTGCCAATTATCATAAGTATTTATATCTTTCATGCCCGCGCTCCTGTTATTAATTATATCACTTTTCATGCGCCACAAGGTGAATATACGAAAAATAAATATCTCAAAAGAATTAAATAGATTTATTTATAAATTTGAAACTAGAACAACCTAAGCAACC